ATTCATCGGCAAATATTATTCTCAAAAATGGGTTCGAAATAATATTCTTCGTCAAACAGATGAAGATATTGAAAGAATCGATAAAGAAATTGCTGATGAACCAAGTACTGAAGATGAATTAGATGATATATAAACCTCAAAAAATAAATTATTATAAATATAACCAATGGAACACGCACAAAAAATATTTAACTCTCTAGTCAAAAATGACGAAGAAACAGCTTTTGAGTCATTTAAATCGGCTATTACACATAAAATGGAACAAGCGATGGAAGTTAAAAAAGTCGCTGTCGCCTCAGAAATTTTTAATCAACCCATAGTTGAAGAATCTACTGATCTTGATGAAGATTACGAACAAGCCGCGAGAATGAGAGTGGCTGTTAGTAACACTAAAAGATCAATTAAAGCTAAACAAAATACTTTACAAGCATTTCAAAAACAACTTGCGAATGGTAAACCTGAGTATAGAGAAAGGGTTGCAAAGGTTAAGGAGCAAATTAAAGGCTTAATGGATACTTTAAAGGGCCAAGAAGAAAGATTGAGATCAGTTCAAGGTTCAAAGAATGAATCTACTGAGCTTGAAGAAGCTAAATTAGAGAAGCCTAAAGGAAGCCCACTTGAGGTTCAGAATCAATTGGGAACAATGATCGCAAAGGCGAAAACCATGAAAGGTATTTCAGATGATGAATATATGTCATGGTATAGTAATTTAGATGATAAGACATATAATAAGTGGGAAAAGATGGTAAAGGCAGACCCACAATATAAGAAAGCATATAAACTCGGAACACAAGGTGGTTCTGATAAACCTCCATTTCCAAAAGGAACATTCGCAGCGGCTATTTGGTCAAATGAATATGCAGCTGGTGCAATGGACAACTAATTAAAAAAAAGAAAAAACAATGAAAAACTTAATAGAATCAGCAAAAAACGTTCTCCTTGGAGAAGCAGCTACAAAATTTTATAACGGGAAGCGTGATTATTTTCTTAAAGTAGATCGTCAAGGACCAGATACAATGAGTAGTGTTAAAACTATTTTATCTGATGATGAACAATCTGTGGAAATCACAGGTGATGGTGAAACTCAATGGTCTACAGTTTTTGGACTTGGTAAAAAACTTGGTCTATGGACATCAAAATCTAAAGATTCTGCTCCTGCAACATTTTCATTAAAACTCGTAGGTGATAGAACACACTTTAAAAAACTTATTTCTGCTCTTCAAAAGACTAAACTGAAAATCAAAGTTAAAAGAATTTAATGAAATTAATTACAGAACATCTTGATGAAGAACTCAGCTACTTAGTTGAGAAGGACGAAAAAGGTAATAAGAAAACCTTTATCGAAGGTGTTTTCATGCAAGCAGACAAGCTTAACAAAAACAAAAGAATTTATCCTAAAAACGTATTATCTGCAGCTACTAATAAGTACGTTAAGGAGCAGGTTAGTAAAGGACGTGCAGTTGGTGAATTAAATCACCCAGATGGTCCAGCAATTAACCTTGATAAAGTTTCACACAGAATTACCGAACTCAAATTCGAGGGTAATAATGTTGTTGGAAAGGCACTAGTATTAGACACACCAATGGGTAATATCGTGAAAGGTCTCGTTGAAGGTGGGTGTAAGCTAGGTGTCTCTAGCCGTGGTATGGGAACAGTTGAACAGAAGAATGGTCAAACATATGTGAAAGACGATTTCGTTCTTTCTACAGTTGATATTGTCCAAGACCCTTCTGCACCAGAAGCCTTCGTAGATGGCATTATGGAAGGTGTAGAATGGATTTGGGAGAATGGCCTTCTGAAACCTCAACAAATTGAAAAGTATGAGACTGAAATTCGAAAGGCATCAAGTTCTGAACTTGCAGAAGCTCAGAAACGAGTCTTTAGTGATTTCCTCTCCAAACTCTAATCATTAAAAAAATAAAGCTATGAATCCAAATACAGAAAACGAAGATATCATTGAAGATATCACAGAAGAACAGCTTGCTAATGAAGAGGTTGAACAGGACACTGAAGTTACTGAAGAAGCCTCAGAAGAATCAGCTGTGACAGAATCAGAATTGTCTGACACTATCAAAGACATCCTTCTTGGTGAAAAAACTAAGAAAGAAGAAGATGAAGACGAAGAAGATGATGAAGATGAAGTCGAAGAAGCCGCACACGATGACGAGGAAGATGATGAAAAGAAAAAAGACGTCAAAGAAAGTGCTAAAAAAGATAAAAAAGAAGGTGAACACGAAGATGACGAAGATGAAGACGAAGACGAAGAGGAAGACCTTGATGAAGCAACTGCTGCTTCAACATTGAAACCTCAAAATAAATCTGCTATGCTTCAAGCTGCTTATCAGAAATTGAAAGCAATGAAGAAAGCAAGTTTAAAGTCTGCTTATGAAGCTCATTGTGAAAACACTGCAGCAGCAAAAACACTTCGCCCAGGTTCATCTAAACTTGATATCTTAAATGCAATGTATAAAGAAATGCAGAAGATGACAAAGAGCAGCCTGAAAGCTTCTTATGATGGTCTTGATAAATTTCAAGATGATAAACAGAAAGCTATTTTCAAAGGTGAATCTGCTGACATCTCTGATGCTCTTAACACATTAATCGAGAATGATTCAAATCTAAGTGAGGAATTCAAGACTCAAGCATCTACTCTTTTTGAAGCAGCAATTGCGAAGAAAGTTGTAGAAGTAAAAGAAGACCTTGAAATCCAATATCACGAAGAACTTCAAGAAGAAATTGATAATGTACGCGATGTTCTCGTTGAGAAAATCGACAATTATCTATCTTATGTAGTTGAAAGTTGGATTGAAGAAAATGAAGAACAAGTATCAACAACTCTGAGAACAGAAATTGCTGAGAACTTTATTTCTTCATTGAAAGATGTATTCGTAGAAAACTATGTTGAGATTCCAGAAGAAAAACGTGATCTTGTAGAAGAATTGGCTGAGAAGGCTGAATCAACACAAGAAGCGCTTACTGAAGCTCAAGTAGAAGTCGAAGTACTAAGAGATCAAATCGAAAACTATGAAAGAAATGAAATCATTTCAGAAGCATCAAGTGATCTTTCTGAAAATGAATCTTATAAGCTAAAAGAAATTCTTGAAGACATCGAATTCGGTGATAAAGAATCATTCACATCTAAAGTAAAAGTTATTAAATCTTCTCTCTTTAACATCAATGAAGAAACTACTGATGAAGTAGTTGAAGATGTAAATAGTGAAACAGAAGTTATTATCGAGGGTGATGGCGATCCATTGGAAAAACTTCCAGCACATATGAAAGCATATGTTAAAGCCCTTTCAAAGAAATAATCCCAAACACAAACAACAACTAGAAAGAAAAATCTAAAATGTTAAACGCAAACAAAGAAATCGCAAAGTGGGCACCGGTGTTAGACCACTCGGATGCTCCACAATTCAGAGATAACTATCGTAAAGCAGTAACAGCAAAGCTTCTTGAAAACACTGAAAAAGCTCTTAGAGAAGAGCGCGCTCAGAATAGTTTTCTAACAGAAACTAATGTTGCTGGTGATAACACTGGTAATGCAGCTATCACAAATTATGATCCGATTCTTATCTCTTTGGTTAGACGTGCAATGCCAAATCTTATCGCTTATGATGTAGCTGGTGTTCAACCATTGTCTGGTCCTACTGGTCTTATCTTCGCAATGAAATCACGTGCGAATACATCTTCTCCAAAAGGTAATATTGGTGTTGATGACGATGAAGTATTCTTCAATGAACCAAACTCAGGATTCTCTGGTAATGAAGCTGTACAAGAAGCTGATCCAGCATTCGGTGATGACACAACATCACCTGATGATCTAGATACTGATACTACAAACTTCGGTACTGGTGTTTCTACAGCAACTGGTGAAGGAAACTTCTTCAATGATATGGGCTTCACAATTGAGAAATCAGTTGTTACTGCGAAAACTCGTGGTCTTAAAGCTGAATACACAATGGAGCTTGCTCAAGATTTGAAAGCTATTCATGGTCTTGATGCTGAATCAGAATTGGCAAATATCTTGTCAACTGAAATCCTTGCTGAAGTTAATCGTGAAGTTATCCGTACAATCAATCAAACAGCTGAACTAGGTGCACGTAATGATAACAATCATGGTGCTAATGCAAATCGTGGAGTTGCTTCAAAGGGTACATTCTCACTTACTGCTGATGCTGATGGCCGTTGGTCAGGTGAGAAATTCAAATCTCTTGTAACACAACTTGAGCTTGAAGCAAATACAATTGCAAGACGTACACGTAGAGGTAAAGGTAACTTCGTTATCTGTTCTTCAAATGTTGCTTCTGCACTTGCTGCAACTGGACAACTTGATTACAAACACGATCAATTAACTGTTGATGATACTGGTAATACATTTGCTGGTACATTAAATGGTGGAATGAAGGTTTATATTGACCCATATGCGCTTACTGACTATGTAACTCTTGGTTACCGTGGTTCAAACCCATATGATGCAGGTCTATTCTATTGCCCATATGTTCCTCTTACAATGGTTCGTGCTATTGATGAAAACACATTCCAGCCAAAGATTGGATTCAAGACTCGCTACGGTATGGTCGCAAATCCATTCGCATCTGGTGATGGTGCAATCGTTAAAGATGACATCGGTGCAGCTCGCGCTAACAGATTCTTCAGAATCTTCCGTGTGACTGATATCAATGTTGAAGATGCATCTTCATAAGCATTAATTCATTAAATTAATTTTAAGAGGCTCTCGAAAGGGGGCCTCTTTT